CTGCCCGCAGTTTAATGCTGAAAAAGAATACGGCTACCTATACTTGACCGCAAGCGATACGCAGGAGGGCTAAATACAACCTATCCGCAGGGGTGAAGGTGGCGTGGAGTTGCAACTCTGGGCCTTTGTTGTCCTTGCTGGCATTTGCGGCTCGTTTCCAACTTCATCCAATATCCACCCAAAGGCTTCGGGCCTCGTCCCTCGCTCAGTGTGAAAACCCATGTATCCTCCGTCCCATTCTTCCTTGTAAGTAGCCGTGCGAAGTTGGTGAATAGGTTTTTGAAGTAGGGTTTTCGTGGAACGGTCATAGCGGTGGATGATGTTTTGGTGGTAGTAGAGTTCGTGTACATGGCCCATCCAAGTTAAGTCGTAGCCTTCGGTGCTTGCGAGTAACCGTTGGTCTTGAATTACGCCGCGTGTGACCATTCCACCGCCTGCACTCCCATGAAAATAATGCACTACGAAGTTGACCCCACGGATTGCATCGTGCAGCACTCGGATGTCTATCGTGCCGCCGTATCCACCGACCTCAACTGCTGACCCCGTGGCGTAGTTCAGCGTGCTGGCGAAGCGTTGCAGGATGTCGGTTTCTTGGTGGTGGATGATGGATGTTTCGTGGTTGCCATATCCAACCAGCAGCAGGTTCTTGGCGTAGGGCGCAAACCATTCCACGGCCGTGTTAACGATGGAATCCAAGTAGCGGGCGTTGTTGTGTTCTTCCCGTATGTCTTCCTTGCTCCTGCGTGGGTCGCCCTTGCCTTGCATCAAACAAAAAAAGTACACCGTTGACGATGACTCCTGCGTTGCGCCGTTGGGCTTCCTTTAGGTGGTTGGTCAGCAGCCCCCTATCGCAATGGGGGTTGTCCCAGTGCAGGTCGCTGATGAGCAAGAACTCCTGCCCCGATTGGCAGGTGATGTCGTGGATGTTGCGGGAATGCTTGGTGAGTGGTAGAATCATTGCATGGCTTTTAGTGTTGCGTTCTCGGATTCAAGCGTATGGATGGTAGTTTCCAAACACTCAATCCGTTGACGCAAAACTACAAGTTCATTGCGTAATTCTGTTAACTCTTTGTTCTGGGCTTCGGCGGTTGCCTGCCACATAGCCAGCACCGCTTGGGCTTGCTTCACCTGCAACGAATCCGCCGTAAAGCGTCCCCGTGTCAACCAAGCCACAGCACCGCCAACGATTGCGCTGACCGTGCCGATGATAGTGGTTTCAATTAGGTTCACTACTTATTGGGTTCGCCCTTTGATTTATCCAACGCCATCCAACCTACTGATAGAAGGGTGATTACCGAACCAATAATTTCGGTGAGTGTTGCGGTGTCGATGATACCTTTGGCGACGAGCGTACCGCCGATGAAGGTGAGCAAGTGACGGAGCAGAGCGATGACGGCTGATTTCATAAGTGGAAGTTTGGGTTGGTCGGGGTTGGCGTTACGGCGGTTAAATAGGCCCATGGTTGGAAGTGTGTTTATTTGGGTGATGTTGCAAATTCTTGGTAATCGGCGGTGTATTGTTCCTCCCATCCGCTGAAAGCGTGAACCCCACAGGGTTTGGGCCACACGACAAATGCGGCCAATGGTTCGGGGCAGGTGTCGTTAAATAGGATGTCCACGCAGACGGCCTTGTCAATCTCCCCNACCTGCACGGCGAAGTCCAGCGGTTGCAGGTCTTGCAGCAACTTGTCAGCGGTTCCAGCGTCGGGGAATGCGAACTTGCGAAAGGTGGCCATCTTAGGGGGCGGTTAGGGCTGCGAGTTCTGCGTTCGTGAGGCGGGTGGTGTAGAGGGCCACGGCACGGATGCGGTTGTTGAATTGGTTTAAATCCGAAACATCTGCGCCAAGAGTGACTTTGCTGAAATTCAATGGAACATTCCTCGTCGTAACTGTTGGAGTGTAAGCAACGCCATTCATAGCCACCACATAATCATTCTGCTTGTACCCAAGCGCAATTTTGTAAGTTCCCGCAGGGATTGTTGCAGGGAACGATGGGTGTGTTGAGTTACTAATAGAAAAATCTGCACTCGACCCCGAAACCCTTACAAGAAAATCTAACCCATTGATTGCCGCATTGAATCTGCATTGGATTCGATTGTTACTTGTGCCATCGCTCAATGTGGCGAATCGTCCATCACCAAGAACCCTCACATCCACCTCCGCATAAACCGTCCCCTCCGTCTGCCCTATCGCACCGCTGACCGCTCCCGATACCGAGATGACATCTGCGCTTCGGCTTGCCGTTCCCGTGGTGGTGGGGATAAAACTTGTGGGAACCGAACCGAGTTCTAACTGCGGGGCAGCAAAGCCGATGGTTGTGCCTGTTGGTGCAGATGTTTGAGAACTCGCACCCGTAGGAATTGCAATATTTATTCTTCCAACCGTTCCACTTGCCGTCATTGTAAAAGTTTCGGAACAACGGAACACATCCGTTCCCCATCTTTCAACCCTTCGTATCCTGTTTGTTACGCCCGCCGTATTGTAAACGCCTCCCATTGAGCCGCTACTAAACGAACCGCTGACATCAAAGCCACTACCAATGCTCCCCGAAGCCGCTCCCGACAAAAGTCATATAATATGCGATAAATGTGTGAGCGGTTGTTCTTTTTGTAAAAAATGAAACCGTGTAGGTACTTCCACTCACCAAACTAATTACAGGTGAAGCGACTGGACTTGCGTAATTACTTGAACCTCCCCCAATAGTACCTGATGCACCAACAGTTAAGTTTACGCCACTCACCCCAATAACATCAATAGTCGCACTTGTCATTGAATTGTTAAGCGTCCACCCCGAAGCGGAATCGGTAGATTGCAAGATGTTATTCATCGCCGCAGGCTCCACGAGCAAAGCAGGACACCCCGCCGTTCCGCCGCTGGTGTAGTAGTCCAAGCGTGGGATTCCCGATGCCACGGATTCAATCAACCCCGCAGAGTTAAACCGCCGTGCGGTTGTGTCACGGGTAACGGTGAAGTCCCCCGCCCCGCTGGTGGGGATTTGGGANTATAATTTCCCCGTCTTGGAACGATAGGGGACAATGAGTAAAGATGGTGCTGCGGGCATTAGTCTAAATTATAGGTGCGAACTTGTAAGCAGTTTTCAAAAAGGTTTTCTTTGGCGGTGGCTGAATCGGCATCGCAGCGGTTGTTGAACACCGCCCAAACCGTATCCGTCCACACGAAGAAATTGTAATCTTGGAAGGTGGCAATGAATCGGGCTTGCAGGCAATCGTTGCTTGCTATTTCGGCAGGGGTTGCGCCGTCAGCAGATGCACGGACATTGTAGGCGGCCCAGTAAGGGTTGCCCGAACCGCCGAGGATGAGCGAGCGGGGATAGCCGTATCCGTAGCCGATGAACATGCCTTAGAGGAAGGTGTATCCGATGACGCTACCCACGGAAGGCGTTACCGCCGTAATCTTGCCGCCATTGCGGCCGCTGATAACTATTCCAGCGGACACGGACTTGCCACTCATGGCGTAAGCGGTTAGAAGGTCTTCGCCTCCTGTACCCGTCAAGGTCGTGAAGGTAGCGGCGGCGTTCACCACAAGGAAGTCGTAGTTCTTGCCCGACACGGCAGCGTCCACGAATTCCATGGTTCCGCCCTGTCCGAGCATTTGTTGTAAAATTGGAGTAGGCATTGCTTGGGTTGTTTACTGTAAATGTAAATTAGGTCGGAATTTCACAAACGCTATGTGAGTACGGGAGTTGGAATGACAAGGTTGCCACCCACCCCGCCGTGCGGTCGTCACGGCTCTCTACAAACCTCGTAAGCGACACGCTGGTACTTAGCGTCCACTCTTGCGTCGGGTCGTTTGTGAGGCTTGAAATGAAGTCCTGTGCGATTTGCAGTTGGTCGCTCAAAACCTCGTCTTCGTTGTCTTGCCAACCCAGCGTCGGGCTTCCCGAAACCACTCCACCCATCGTGGCAATGGATTCCACTCGGTCGCTAAAATAGACACCGACCACAAGAGCCAAACTCCCAAGGTCAGTACTCGCACTTTGAACATCCGCAAATACCAAAGGATAGACGATTCGCTCACGGCTTGGGGTTCGCAGGTTGATGGTGTTGTCGGTCCCGATTGCAAGTGGGTCGCCCGTTCCGAAGGAGTTTACTTGCGGGTGAGCATTTGCAAGCGCAAGGAGTGCTTGCTTGATTCGTATCCAAGACATAGGCTTGTAGTTTCAAAATGTTTTTAGAATGTGCGCCCATTGATTTCAGCAGTTGGAGCAGTAAGGGTCATAACCGTACGGCCAAGGTCTATCCAAGCCAGCACCACGGCGCAGGGTTCTTGCGTCAAGAGCCATCCCCGTGTTGTAGTTCGTGCCGTTCGGGTAGATGGTGTCCAAAGCCGATGGCGGGGAGTTGAATAGCGGGTAGTTGGCCTTCTGCTCCATGAGGTAGCGGGTGATGCGCTCCGAGTACCACTCGGCATCGTTCTTGACTTTGTCGGTCAAGCGGGTGATTTCGTCCATGGACATTTGGGAACTTTCCTCGCTGGTTCTGCGGACCATTCCCTTGTTCATGTACTTGAACGCCAAGACCATCGGGAGTTCGTAGTACAACCATTGCACCATAGCGGGTTGGATGTAGTCTTCCAGCAGGGTGGTGTTGAGGGCAGTCGTTGTGCCGCTTACCACTTGCGTCACCATTTCCGAGTACAGGGCAGACCCAACAATCGGCTGAATCCGCATCTCTTGGACCTTTACAATCGTGGGCCGTATTTGGGTAAAGGAAACATTCTCGTTGATTACGGAATTGTCCAGCAGCGTTTGTTCGCTGATAAAGAGTGCCTTCATGCTTTCGTGATTTTATTGCCTTTGCGGATGACGAGTTGCTGCTCCCATACATGGCGGCATTGCGGTCTATTCACTCCGCTGGCCGTGTGATACCAACCACCACGGCGGTTCCATACGGAGTACCCCATGATGCTGGAAATACCATCGATGTCGTCACGAGTGTAAACTTTGCCCGCGTCGGAAAGGTCCAGCATCACCTTGCAGAACTCACGGCTCGTCCGTTTGTCCTTGTTGCTGAAACCCGCCGCCCAAGAGTATTTGTACCTCACCTCCAGCACGGGTTCAGCCACTTCCTTGACATTCTTGGGCAAGCCTTGCTCTGCGATTTGGTCCACGGCACGGGCGATGGGGTAACGGTCTTTTGTAATCAAGTACGCCACACGCTTGGCGACTTTCGCCTTGCTGACCCCGAACTCCTTGGCCATTTCTTCCACGCTTGCATCCCGATTCTTCTTGCGGTAGGCTTCAATTTTTTTATCCAGTTCCTTTCTTCCTGCCCCAAGTTCGGCGAAGGCTTGACGCACTTGGTCGTCTAAGTCGGCATCAAAGC